GGCAGATGTCATGCTTGAGGAGCGAGAACTTGATCCTTCGTGACTATCAGTCTCGCGCAGTCACAGACCTGTTTGCATGGTGGACTAAGCACCAAGAGGATCACGACATCCCCTTGCTTGTGCTACCCACCGCCGCAGGCAAGTCGGTGATCTGCGCCGAGATTGTGCGCCAAATGTGGGATCAATGGCCTCTTTTCCACCCGCGCACTGTGGTGCTAGTTCCATCCAAGGAACTGGCCGAGCAGAATGCGGCCAAACTCAGAGCCTTATTACCGCCCAACATCAGCGTTGGTTTTGTCAGCGCTAGTCTTGGAACAAAGAAGTACAACGCCGATGTAATTGTTGCCACCATTGGCAGCATCCACAAGGCATTCCACCTGCTTGGCAACATCAAAGCCGTGGTGATTGATGAGGCTCATCTGGTGAGCCAGAAGGCAGGCGATGCAGGGATGTACCGCACCTTCTTGTCCAAGTTGGGTGAACTTTGCGAATTCAGGACTGTTGGCATGACCGCCACGCCTTTTAGGGGCAATGGCGTTTGGCTGACTGATGGGGATGAGCCATTGTTCACAGGCATTGCAAGCCGAGTCTCCATGCGCGAATTGCTTGATGCCAAGTTCATTGCCCCGCTTGTCCCACCAGACCGCATTGAAACCCGCATTGATGCAAGCCACGTTGGAATAGCCAATGGAGACTATAAGATTGGCGAACTTTCCCGCGAGGTTGAAAAATACCTTTCCAAAGTAGCCGCAGAAGCCTCCAAAATCGCCTCAGAGCGCAAGAAATGGATAGCCTTTACACCGAGTGTCAAAAACGCTGAAAGCCTTGCAGACAAGCTAAATTCCCTTGGCATTGTCAGCGCGGTGGTCTGCGGCGAAACCCCCAAGCAAGAGCGCGAAGACCTGATTCGCCAGTTCAAGGAGCATCAGATTCACTGCTTGGTCACTGTCTTGGCTTTGTCGGTTGGCTTTGATGTGCCGGACGTTGACTGCATTATTTGGTGCAGGCCCACAAGGTCGCCAGTGCTTTATGTGCAGGGCATGGGGCGAGGCACTCGCATTGCAGATGGCAAGACCGATTGCCTGGTGCTTGACTTCACCGACACAGTTGAGCGCCTTGGGCCAGTGGATACGATCCAAGGCAGGGCTAAGAAGAGGTCAGGCACTCAGGAAGCGCCTTACAGCATTTGCCCAGATTGCGGTGAACGCAATGCACCCGCAGCTCTCATTTGCATTCATTGCGGTGGTCAAATCCGAGAGGAAGAGGCCAAACCACTTGATGCCAAGGTTTCATTGGCAGCGCTCTTATCGAATCAGGCAAGCATTTCAGAACTGATTTGGCACGATGTGACCCGAGTTGACTACGGCCTGCACCGAAAGGAAGGCAAGCCAGATTCATTGAGGGTTGACTACTACGCTGGCCTGCTTCGGGTTGCTACTGAATGGGTTTGTTTCAGTCACATTGGCTATGCTAGGCAAAAGGCCGAGAACTGGTGGATGCGAAGGGAGAATAAATCTATGCCATCAGGCACACAAGAAGCGCTTGAATGGCTTGAGTTTCACAACATTGAAGAGCCAGTTAGGATTGCAACCCGTAAAAATGGAAAATACACAGAGGTCAAAGACTATGAATTTAATCGAAATAAACGCAATCAAGAGACATTTGGACAGCCAAATCAAACAGATCAATACTATCCAAGTCAATTGCCGACAGTGTAACAATTTTGAGACAGGCATCTGTCAACAATATGGAGCAGCGCCGCCACTAGAATGGATAACTGGCACAGTTGAGTGCGAACATTGGGAATGGGATCAAATACCTTTTTAAGGAGACATCATGTTAGAAAAACCACCATATTCAAAGATTAGTTACCCGTCAACTCCCACCAAAATGGGCAAAAATGGCGTTGTAGAGTTTAAATGGGAGTCAGGCGCTGATGTGCAAGCGCTCTGGCGCAAGCATGGTTGGACACCGCCTAGTGAGGTTATGCCGCCCCCACCGCCCGAGCGTGAGCGCGTTTTGGATTCGTCACCTCTTAGGAGAGTGCGCTGATGATGCCACCGATTCAAATGGGCCTAGTCACTCCTGTGCATAAGTTAAAGTTTTGCACCAAGTGCCAGGCTGACAAGCCGCCAGAGGGCGGGGTTGACATGGGCGCAAAATGGAACTGCCAGCTTTGCTGGGTCAGAAGAATAACTGGTAAACATTTAAGACAAAATGCCAAGACCGAAACCACCTGAACCCCTACTAGGACGACAAGTCCGGATGTCAGATAGACATTGGATGATCTTGCAAGAACTTGGCGGCGCTGAGTGGCTGCGTAAGCAACTGGACAAGAACGCCAAGATGCCTGCCAAGTATTACCGCCTTGAACTGGACGCACCTTCAAAGAAAGAGATCAATGACTAACCAAAGCGGCTGGCGCAAGCGCCAAATTCAAATGCCCAAGTTTGATATTTGGGAGCGCGAGAGCCTGGTTGATTTTGCAGGCGAGTGCTACGTCAAACTGTGCGAACAGGATGACCGCATTCAGCAGCTTGAGTGCGATCTGAAGACAGCGCTTCAGGCTTATAAAGATTTAAATAAGAACCTCTAACGCATGGTTAATGTGCTTGATTCGGTCATCGAGGCCAATAAACCCACCATTGATTTTCTTGGTTAAAGTTTTGTAATCTTGGGAGTCTGCATACTGGTTTAGCTTGTGGGTATCCCAAAACCATCCTGCTGTGAGCGCTGCATACTGAGGTGTAGCAACAAGATCGGGGTCTGCCCAGAAGTCAACTCCTAGAGCCTTCCCTGCATGAAAATACGAGCTAGAGCCAGTTAATTGTATACATCCTCGGCCTCGGAAACGATACCCATCCCCAGAGGCTTCATCCCTGTTTCCCATACGATTTGCGTAAACAGAATTGGCAATGAGCCTTGGATTTCGCTGACACGCTTGAGCCTTAGTAGCATCAAAGCGCTTGGGCCATGTCTTCATCAGGCCAGCCGCAGAATAAGATAACCCTTCTTCGAGCATCTTAAAGTTCCCACATTCATGTCCACATTGACCAATGAAAGCCGCTTGTCTAAGGGGATTGGAAATGTCAAAACGCTCAAAAGTGGCATTCAGGGCATCTAACCATTGATTACCAATATGTAATCTAGCTAATTGTTCACTTGTTACCATTTAGTAAATCTCTCATCTGATTGTAAGAATCCACACAAGCATTCAAAGCAACAGTATTCTTATCACCTTGCGCTACTATTTCTGCGATGGCATCGATTGTTGCTCTTTCGGCATCAGAAGGTTCATTAGCCTGTCTGTCAGGTTGGCTGGTTGCTTTTGTATCTGTGGGGGCAATGGAGGCACTTGTGGGGGCTTGTATGTAACTGGTGGGGCAGAGGCGCAACTTGCCAGCACGATTGGCAACAGCAAGGGCAGAAGTCTTTTGATTGATAGCATTGGTAGCCTCCAATAATTTAGTAGCGTTTTGGTTGATTTTTTCGTTCAGTTGCTGTTCTGTTTTACGAGATTCTTCATTCTTTTGGGCAATAGCGATCTTCATGTCGTTATCACGCTCTAGCCACCCATAATGGTGTCCTACTTGATATGTACCAAAGAGAGATACCATCACACCCACAATCAGCCACGGGAGAGGGATTGGTAGCATTATTCAGCCTCTTTTCTTGCTTGAGCCAGTTCTTCACGCTCTTGGTCATCTTCTAGGTGTTCAGGAGGGGTAGTCGGAGGAGGGCCAGGTGTCCAACTCTCATCCAACTCGGGGTTTTTCCAAACAGGCATAGCACCGAATGGTTGACTAGGCAAACCATACGCAGATTGCGGAGGGGCATAGGACGAGTTAAAACCGCCGCCTCCATAGCCCATTGGTTGACACATCGGTTGCGTTGGAGGATTAAACGCCCTAGAAGCACTAGACATAGCCCGTTTGCCAATAACTCCACCAATACCGCCCACGATCAAAAGAACAATGTCGTTGAGCATCTTGGTATAGGCTTGGTCAATTGGGGCCATGCTTTTGATAGGCTGAGTGACAAAAGTGACCGAATAGAGCAAGGAAATTACGATAAATGTAAGAATAAGAGTGACCGAAATCACAACAAACGCCCAAATTCTTACCTCAATCTCGTCAGTTGTTAACTTTTGTTTCTGGTTGGACATCATTGATTTTTTTCTCCAAGATTGGGGCAACCAAGTATTCAGGACAAGTCTGAGTGAACTGGCATCTAGGTTTTTGACATGGTTCAGCATGGAAATTATCTGGGTTTTGGCAAAAATAGCGATATTTCTCATCACAGCCATGTAGCATAAAAGCTACAAATACAAGTATGTACTTCATTTACCAAGACCAACCTTTCCAAGTAGAAGATTGACAATTCTGTCAGACAGATCATCAGGTAAAAACTTCAGAAAACCTAAGAAGTACAAAGCCACGCACCCGTAAACGAATATCTTGAGGCACATATCAAAGGTCTTCTGATACTCATTCACCGACCACACCTTCTAGTGGTTTCACAAAAGGTCATCAATTCATTGACTCCAATGAACACCAGAAACAAGACAAAAGCCACACCGCCAATGATCATGGCCAGCTCATTCATCTCTTGTTCTTTTTCTTTGGCTTTCTTATCTGCGGCTTTCAATGCGCTCAATTCTTTGGCATCAGCAAGGTCCATCTCGGCCTGTCTGGCCTTGATCTTGTTCCAGACATCGATCTTGCCAGTCTGCATGAAAAGCATTTTTAGCTCTTCCTCGAATGCTCTGGCCTGCTCCAAGGCCATCTCGATCTGCAAGGCCGTTCCCATGTTTGAGCCTTTGCCAGACTGCTTGGCTTGGAGCATGGCCTTGGTAGCAGTTGACTTGGCATCGAAGAGCTTCCCAATCATGGGCGCAAGTGAGCCTAAATCTTGGGCCACACCCGCAGCCTTCTTGACCATGCTGATGGCTGACTGTATGCCAGCTAAAGCGGTTAGAGGATCGATGGGAATCATTTCTTTTCTACCTTTTGCCACTCAAGGCATACTACTTTTCGGTTGTAAACATCACCTGTCCATGCCCATCTAACACAACGATATTCAGTTTTTTCCTTACTAGATGCCACCAATGTAAACAACATTGACAGCACTAGTAGCCATTTCACGGGTACGCCCAAACAATAATGTAGCTACAAACTATGACAAAGCAAGCAACACAGGCCGAAGCAATGATTGCTTCAACCCAATCTTTCATGGCTTTTGAGCCTTTTCTGCTTCATTCAAAGCCTGATTTATTCTGGCTTTAAGTTTGGCGTTTTGCCTGTTTGTTTTAATTTGATTAATTCCCAATCGCAATGAAGTCAAAACAGGCGCTGGAATGCCGAAAAAATATCCTGTTAAAGCTGTTTCAGCACCAATTGCGCTAAGATTTTGCAGTAATGTAGCTGCCGTTCCTGAATTATTGATGAGAGTGCCAGGCGGGACTGTATTGATGTAACTCAAGACTTCGTTTATGTCGCGGATATTTTGTGCACCTTTTTTACCAAGCATAATATCTAACCGACCATTGGCATCAAGCGCTTCTGTTGCGTTTCGAACCGCGCCAGTGTCAACTACTGGACGACCCTGAGAATCAGTGCGACCCTTCTTTACGGCCTCTTTGCGTAAATAATCAATGGTTGCGCCTTGCAATTCACGAAAAGCCTGTTGACCATCTTTACCACTGGTAAACAAAACTCTTTTTAGAAATGTGATTTCTTCAGGTGTTGCACCAAGAATAGACTTTTGAAATGCTTGGCTTGCCTCAATTTTTGGATCATCACGCCCACGAACCTTGGTCAACAAGTTGGCAACAATTGCGCGACCCTCGTATTTAATAGCTTGTTGCTTGCGAAGTGCTCTTGCTTGCTTGTAAGCCTCACCTCCCAACCCTTCAGTTGACAGATCAATTACGTCTTTAAGTTCTCGACCAAAATTTTTGTTTGTAGGATCGATACCAATTGACTTGTTAATTGACCTACGTAAAAGCTCTACGTCTGCCAAAGTAGATGGCTTTGCCTGCAAAGTGCCATCATCCATTTGCTCAAAGATGCCAAGCGATATGCCCTTTTCTCTAGCTACTTTTAAAATTGGCGCAACAGAAGCCTCTGGCGCATTTTGATTTAAGTAGTCGGCAACACTTGTTATTGATGTAGGAGATTCAAGTTCACCTTGAGCTTCTGCTTTGTCATAAGCCGCTTTGGTTTTTGCTTTTGCGCCTGCATAGCCGGATGAAAGGGCATCAATTAACTTGTTGCCCGTCACAGCTATGTCTCCTTTTTGTGCAACTTCAGCACCTGTTTCATCAAGCAATTCATCAAATCTTTGCATAATTGAAAGATTATTTTGCTCTGCTCTGGTTATCAATGGTTGACCAAGCGGCCCTTTAACTGCCTCTTTTTCAAAGGCAAGTTGTGAGGGGTCACGCTCTTTTTCACCGAGTGTAAGTTTTACACCAAGACTTTCTGCAGTTTGTTCTCTCTGTAGACCCATTGGAGTAGCGGCAGCGCCAGCACTTCCACGAGTTGTTTGGGTTGTCGGCTCAACATCCAAACCTAAAGACTCACGCACAATGGTTGGTGTCTTTTTGGCTGCGGCAACCACTTGGCCTGTACCCTGTCTAACTGCATCAGCGCCACGCAGTGCTGTAGCCGACACAATGGGGGCAGATTGCCGGACAGACTGACTTAACATACCAGTAGGCAAAGCACCAGGCAATACGGGTGGCAACAATCCTGCAACTTGCCCAATAGCTTGAACCTGCTCCATGCCCGCCTCAGTCCTTGGCATATAGGTATATTGTTGCGCTCCAGCCCCCGCACGTTCACTAATAGCCCGAGCCGCCTGTGGTGTGCCAAATCTGCCAGCTTTTATTTCTTCACGAGCGCCAGTTATTGCCCCGCCAACTGTGCCAAATAAACCGCCTGTAGCCGCAGTGCCTAGTGTCAATGCAGTTTCAGCAGCGCCAATGAGTAGGTCAGCAAGGCCACCTGATTTTTGTGGTTTAGGTTGCGATATCTGAGCCGATGGCGCTACTTGTGCTAAAGCGTATTTATATGCGTCTGCGTCTGACAATTCTTTGTCAGACTCCACCTCATAAGTTCCGCTATTGGGAATGGTAACTTCGTAACTAAATTTAGCCATTTTATTTACCTTCTTTTTTCTTTACAATTACGCCAGAAGGTATGTCTGCCGCACTAGCGGGTAAGTTTGACTGTCCTTGTCTTCCAGCTTGCTCCAACCAACCCGACAAATTGTTGCCTGGCTTGTTGAGGTAAGAAATTTGTTTAGTCAAATATCCAACTAACTTTTCTTGAGCAGCTTTTTTCTCGGTCAAATACTGTTTAAGCGCTTGGGGGCGTAAAGTTGTTGGAAGGGCGGTGTCAAGAGCAAGGTTAAGTTCGCCCTCCGACAAAGCACCAAAAGTAACTGATCCAATCACATCCAAGCCCAACTGACTTCTAACATTGTTCAACGTAATTGATGCCGTTGTAATATTTGGAAACTTGCTTGCAATAACACCTGTGCTTGCGCCATCGTCAATGGCTTTAATTGCATCATCAATATTGCCAATGTTTTTCTTGATTTTGCCAATCTGAGCAAACGCTGCACCCACTTCTTTTGATGTCAATTCACCACTAACCCTTGCTTGTGCCCTAGTACCTTGTGTTGTTGCGCCAAATTCTTCTGATGCAATAATTGCGTCAGCCCTTGCTTGGCCTGTTAAGTTTTCTCCTGTAGCAGACACAACCCTTGTTGTGCCGTCTTTCATAACAATGATTGTTGTGCCATTTGGAGTGACTTTGCTTGACTGAACCTTCTCACCGCCGCCTGCTTTGGTTTCAGCATCTTTTTGTGCTATTTTTGTTGCGGTTTGATTTTTAGTTGCCAATTTTGACAACTCATTTCGTCTTTCATCAGCATCCAAACTCGGCCACTGCGTTTCAAGTTCAGCCGCATACGCTCTTACTGTTGGCGTAATTGACCCAGACTGAAGCATTGCAGTAATTGGATTAGCACCTGCTGGCGTTGGGACAACTCCAGTTGGTGTTACCACGTCATAAGTTCCAGTTGCCTGATTAAGTGTGGCAAGTGTGTCGCCCTTTTTCAAGATTTTTGTTTCAGGCTGTACACTTTTCAATATTTTCTGACCCGACAGACTTTGCCTTAGTTGTGCTTCAACAGCCTTGTTTCGTGAGCCATCGGGATTAAACAATTGTGATGCCAATTGTGTTGCAGACGCAGCCTCAACAAAGGATTGCGCTTCAGCTAAGTTTTTAAGCTCTGCTCGCCCTGCTGAAGTACCCATCAACTCAGGGGCTACTCTGCCAATGTCGAAACTCGGCGCAACCGCAGGAATGTTCTCAGGCATTGGAGTGCCTTGATCTGCCATCTGCTCACGCTCTTGAACATCCAACATTTGGGGTCTTTCCGGAGTGCCAGGCTGATATGCACGTTGTGCAACAAGTTGCGCCAAAGAAACCTGTTTTTGTGCTTGCATCTGTTGCGCTCTAACTCTTGCCGCATCTGATAAGTCAAACAGTTTTATGGCTAATGGCGTATTGCCCATTTGGTTGGCCTGTATTGCCGCCGCCTCTAAAGACTGTGGATCACGCAAGTTCAAGCCTTGCAATAACTGCGCTTGTTGCGTAATCATCTGCAACTGAGGGTCTTGAACACCCAAAGCACCCGCAAAACCACGACCGAGTTGACCAACACTTGCCATCAAATTGGCACGAGCCGCAGCACCAGGATCGAGTGCTGCTAACTCAGTTCCTCTTTTAAGGTCTTGGTTGTATTGTTGGTTTTGATACGCTTGTGGAGTCAAACCAAATAGACCCGCTACCATACTTTCAGCCATGATGATTCCTTACGAAAATAGACCGCCAAACACATTGCCAAGTGATTGACCAAACATGGCATTTGGGTTACCTGCCGCCATCAATGCTTGAGCATAAGGATTGGTTGTAGCATTAGCACCCGTCGCCAATCTTTGACTAATATTTGCACCTTCTAAGCCTAAAGCACCAACCCTAGCACCCGCAGTAGATGCTGTTTGTCCAAGAGACGCACCCATTTGAAGAGGTTGTTGTGCAGCAGTCTCAAGACCTTGCACTTGTCCCAAAGCAGTCGTATAAGGCGCATAAGCCTGTTGTTGACCACCATAGTATTGACCCATAGCGCCAGCACCTTGACCAAGCAATCCTACTCCATACTGAATTTGCGCTTGACCAGCAAGTTGAGCATTAGCCGCTAACTCAGCCTCTTGTCTAGCACGAGCATTAAAGAGAGCCTGTAATTCAGGAGTAGTAGCACCCATAGTGCCTCCTTGAGCCACAGAAAGACCAGTACGACCTTGTTGAGCGAGTCTGTTTTGCAGATTAGCTAACTCTATCTCTCTGCCTGGTTGCAAGAGAGCCATTTGACTCTTCAAGTAATTTGCCGCAACTGCTTCAGGAGTTTCAGCAAGATACCCTTGACCTAGTTTAAATAGACTCTGAGCGCCAGTTTGTAGTGGTTCAAATGCTTGTTGAGCGCCTTCTGCTTGTTGCAAACCAGACTCAGCTAACTTAACCAATCTATCTTGAGCATTCTTAGCTTCAGGGCTTAGTGTGTAACCTGCGCTTGTCAATTGACCTGTTACAGGATCAACTGCAAACTGTGAAGTACCGAAGCGAGTCGTCATTCCGATAGGGCGGAAAGCCGCAGATTGCTTGGCAGCAGAAGTCTCAGCATCAATTCTTTTTTGGGCAGCAAGAGCCGCTTCCTTAGATTGTTGCATCTGAAGCAGATTACCCGCAGTACCAAGTCCACCAGAAAGCAAATTAGCAAGATTGTTTACACCCAAACCAGTTGCTGCCGTGCCTAAAAGACTGCCGCCTGCACCAAGGCCCGCAAGAGTAGTACCCAAGCCAGAACCCGCAAGAACACCTGTGCCTAAAGCAGTTCCTGCGCCTGTACCAAGCAAAGTAGTTCCAAGACCAGAACCCGCTAAAACACCAGTTCCCAAGCCCGTACCTGCCGTAATTCCTGCACCAGTACCTGCCGCACCTAAACCCGCACCAGTAGTAGATAGACCTAGACCACCTGCACCTGCCGTTAAGCCAGTACCGCCACCCATTCCTGCAACAGTACCTCCTAAAGCACCTGTCAAAGCACCAGTACCACTACCACCAGTTAGGTTAGTCAATGTACCTGTCAAAGCACCAGTAGTTAAAGAGTTAGCAAGAGCAGTTGCACCCGCAGTGCCACCAGCACCACCAAGAGCTAAGTCTAGTTGAGCAAGTTCAGCCATTGTTAAGCCAGTAGAGCCAACAGTTCCTGCCGCACCAATAGCCGCACCGCCCAACAATCCTTGAACTAGTGCCGAACCACCTGCCGCTAAAGCAATTGGGCCAAGATTTCTAATCAGGTCTTGCGTACTAGTGGTAATTTTTTCTTCACCACGATACTCACCTTGAGAGCCATAAAGTTGAATTTTGTCTGGTTTTGCTGGATCAACTCGGCTATAACTTAATTGACCAGATTCATCTTGATAGGCATTGAATCCAAGAGGCAAAGTACGTTGAGTAATTTCTGTTTGCCCAGTTTCATTATTGGCTATTGTTTGAGTATATAAACCATTTTGAGCTACATCTTGGGCAAGAACAGGAACGATGCGAGCAACAACTTCAGCCTCTTTTAGCCCAACAGCACTAGCCATTTGAGCAGGAGAGATTTGAAAAGTCTCCATAGCCGCAACAATCTGGGCATCAGTCATGCCAGGGTTTGCTACTAAGAAATCTACAATTTGTGCGCTAGTTACAGCCATGATTGCTCCTTATTGTGGCTCAACAGGCCATGTAATAGTCCAAGGGAAACCTGTCTGCGTAGTGACATCACGCAAGGCTTGACGATAGGTAGCCCATACTGCTTTGTCAACAGGAGCATCAGCTACTTGTGTCCAATCACAGTCTTTCAGTTTCTCATCTCTAGAAGCACGAACACTCTTAGCCTGTTCAGCATCCTTAGAAGCCTTGTAAGCCACTTCTTGTTCAGCAGCAGTAGTAGTTACACCATCTACCACTTGGTCAATAAAGACAGGGCCAAGGATGTACTTTGTGTACCACTTACCCTCAATCTGCTCTACACCAGAGGCTTGAGAGTATTGGTAAACAGTTCCACCTGTAGCTTGTGGGCCTTCAAAGACTACATCAGCACCCAAAGCCTCTAAGACTTCAGTTGTTGTTGTCTCCCATGATGGGCCACCATTGGCTTTTGTGTATGCACGAAATTCTGCCTCGTACATGACTGCGCCTGTTGTTTTGATTCGTATTTGCATATAAGTCCTTTAAGTCTAGGCAATCGCAAGGAACACGAATGTTCCTGCTGAAGCATTGATAGCGGCTGGCGCAGTTGAACTAATCTCAAAACCTGCGCTATATGTGTCAATGTAATCTGTGTTGGTAACCTCGGCAGCAGTTGAATTTAATAAAAGGTAGCTGTCATTGCCACTCACAATTCCTCGTGCTGTGTCCCACACATACCAATCACCAGTGCTGTCAGTTCGCTTAATAAGGACAAACCTTGCACCTGCTGTAAAGCCACAATCAATTTGCTTTGTAGTAGCTGTTCCTGTGTAGCTTCCTACTTTGGAAACACCAGCGCAGGTTGCAAATAGGTAGGCTACATAGGTGTCCCCACTGGCGTTAACTATAGACCCATTGCTAACACTAAATACAGAACTAGTTGGTGTGGTACTGTTCCAAGAAGTGCTAGAACCAGAGGCACTGCTTTCGTTTAACCTAGGCTCTTCTGTATTTCCAAGAGGAGCCGCATAAACAGGCCATGCCCTAGCAGTGCTTCTGCACTTTACAATCATCAACTCAGGCACTGCCGCTAAGTTATGCGTAATAGTCCTTGCACTTGAAGTCCCTGTATAGCAAACCTCATCAAAGAAGCTGGGGGCACGTCTGAAGCATTCACCAATGTAAGTAACACTAGAGCCGTTACCAAAAGAACGAACAGTAAATCCATCTTGGTTGAGCAACTGAACAGAACCTGAGTCTGTTGCTTCTGCGTTGGTTGAGTTGGAAAACAAAGCGTTCATTGCTGTGCTTCCACCGCCTCTTAATCGGTCATCAAATTCTCTGTTTTCAGAAGCTGACCTTGCTGTTTGAATTATTAAATCAGGAGGAAAGCCAGCACCGCTGATGTAACGACCAGATGTTCCATTTCCTGTGTAAGTCAAAGGCGCAAACACACTAGTCCCACTCGTAGGCACTTTCATCGGGCCTCTACGAATGGCTATGTAGATGAAGTCTTTAGTGTTGCCCATATTTGCCACAGTAAATCCAGTGGCATTTGGCGTTCCGTAATCGCCACCCCCTTCTGCTGAAGAAGCATTGGGAAACAGTGCCGCATCATTCGTTGAGGTATTCCAGCCACGCATATTGTCAAGAATGACCCAACTATCCGCTGTTCCGCTTGAGTTTTTCATCAGCAACCACTGCGGCTCATAGCCAAGACTGACAGTAGCGTTACCACTTCCGTCAGTCGTAAACGACCCACACGAAATCACATTGTCTGTACCAGTCAGACCAAAGCCTCCTGCGTTGCTTGCAAACACATACGCCACATGTGTTGTATTACCACTTAACCAAATACCCGCTGGAAATTCTAAAGTTGTAGAAGTTGGGACAATCCAATTGTTTGCGCCAACTGGGTTGTCAGCCGCACCGGTTTGGGTTAAACGAATAATGTATCTTCCAGCATTAACGCCACCATTTAAATCTTTATGGTAACAAGCCCAATCACTACCGCCTGATGATGTTGTTTTTGTTATTACAAACGCAGGAGTTGACCCCAAATTATGACTTACAAGTGCATACCCATTTACATCAGTTGTAAAAGTCACAACATCAAAGAACTTTGGTTGCTTGCGGAATGTCCATGAGGCGTAGGTAGCCGCAGAGGTGTTGTAATCCGCATCCGTATCAATCGTAAATCCAGTTGTGCCAAACGCAGTTAATCCTGTGGTTTCAGTTGCTTCTGCGGCAGTAGAATTTGATGCTAAAGATTTTGTAACACCTCTTGCTGTATCAGTTAAACGATGACCAGTTGCGCCACTTCTGCCTTTTATCCAAACCAAGCCTCCCTTAGTAGACAAGTCAATTTCATTGGTAATTGTCTGAGCCGCACCTGTGCCTGTATAAAGGTAAGTTGAAAACACATCCTCAATGTATTGAGGAACAGCGGCCGCACCACCACCAAAGGCATCATAAGAAGCCGCACCACTTGTTGCTTGTAATGGCATAGTGTTAAGCCTTAAATTGTGTGTTGCTTGCCAAGACTGTGAAAGTCGCACTACCTGTCTTGATAATCAAATAACGATAGCTATCGATGCCACTAGCATTACCAGCAGTAGGCGCACCACCTAGCCACCTAGTAGTGACTCCAGAAGTAGTGCCATCCACTTGAACAGCAGAGTTGTAGTAAGCAGTAGAGCCTTGAGTGACTAAGAAAGCCACAGTCATTGATTGACCTGTACTCATCAAAGTATTCAATGAAGTACCGCTAGAGGCTCTAAAGTTAACTGTCCAGTTAGCACTTGCGTTACTTGTGTAGTACAAAACAGACTGAGTTGTAATGTCGTAGTTAATCGTTCCAGTAGCCGCAGTTGCTGATACTGTTGCTACCTCTGCTGCATCGTTTAGAACAATGGCTTGAGCAGATGATGTACCTGAGAAAGTCTGTGTACCAGTAAAGGTGTTGGCAACATTGACAACAGGGATGTTAGCCCCTGCTAGAGTAGATGCACCTGTACCACCATTTGCTATTGGTAGAGTGCCTGTTACGCCAGTAGATAAAGGAAGACCTGTAGCATTGGTTAAAACACCACTAGCAGGAGTACCTAACTGAGGAGTAGTCAGGACAGGGCTTGTCAGGGTCTTGTTTGTCAGGGTTTCAGTACCTGTCAAAGTAGCAAAGCCAGAAGCAGTAAATGCCGCTTGTGACCAAGCCGATCCTGTCCACACATACAAAGTGTTTACTGCTGTATTCCAGTACAAAGCACCTGTCAGCAAAGCGTTTCCGTCATTGTCAACAGATGGCGCAGTTGACTTAGAGCCTAAATATCGGTCATCAAAGGCATCATAGGAGGCTGCCGCATTGGATTCGCTAGTAGCCGCATTGCTTGCACTTGTAGAAGCGTTAGAGGCACTTGTTGAAGCGTTGGAAGCAGAGGTAGCCGCATTAGATGCAGAAGTAGCTGCCGCAGTAGTAGAACCAAAGATCGAATCTATCTCAGTTTTGGTATAAGCATTTGTGATGTTATAGCCAGCAATAGTCGTTGGATTCGTACCAGAAGTGATACGTCCATAGGCATCGGCTGTGACAGATTGATAAGTGCCTGGTGTTACACCAGAGGCTGCTAAGTCAATCTCATCTGCGCCAACAACAAGACGGCTATTTGATGCAGATTGAACATTTAGAGTATTGCCAGACTTAACCATACCTGCGCCAGCCGTTATCTGACCCGCACCTGAGAACTGCGCCCATGTAATCGATGTGCTTCCCAATGTCCCACCCGCATCTATTGTGCAGATAAAACCTGAGTCAGCGTTAACAGTGCCACTTTCAACAAAGGTAAAAGCCGCTACCAATTCAGCATAAGTGTCGGCATCAGTTGTGCGTGTCCAAGAACCTGTTGCACACAAGTAAATACCATTAGCAGAAGCAGTAGATTGGTCTTTAACCAAGACCCGATCACCCGCAACAACCGATATACCATCAATGGTTTGTGCGCCAGACAATGTGATGTTTGCAGTAGTAGCCGCAACCACAGAGGCTTTGGCATCAATACCTTGGGCAAGTGCATCCACATAACCCTTGGTAGCCGCATCAGAATCGTTTGTAGGGCTTGCCAAACCAGTAATGGTTGCCGCTGTACCGCTATCCATGTCCAATGCGCCAGAGATGGTCACATTGTTGAATGTAGAAGTGCCAGAAGCAGCAGTTACATTGCCTGTCAGATTGCCAGTTACGTTACCTGTGACATTGCCTGTAACCGCACCCGTTAAGTTACCTGTGACGTTACCAGTTACTGCACCTGTCAATGGGCCACTAAAGCCAGTATTTGCGGTAATGTTCGTGCCAGTAATAGCAAGTGGAGATGAGCCACCGATGACCGCACCATTGATTGTTCCTGCACTAATAGCGGCAGAAGCAATCGTAGCGGAGGTGCTAACAGTAAGGTTGGTGAAAGTTCCCGCAGCGGCAGTAGTTCCACCGATCACCGCACCATTTATCGTACCCCCAGTAATGGTGGCAGAGGAGTTATCTGTCTTAGTCGCAATGGCAGTTGCAATATTATTGAACTCAGTATCAATCTCAGTACCCTTAACAATCTTTAAAGGATTGCCAGGCGAAAGATTATCTTTGGTTGCAAAGTTAGTGGATTTTGAATAATTGCTCATATTTATCCTATCTTGCCTTCTTTGGCTTGAAGTTCAATTTTCTGAATTGACAACTGAGTGCCATTGATAGTGGCTTCGTAACCAGTTTGCACAATTTTACCTGCACTTGAAGCATTACTTGTCAATGCTTTAATTGGGATTCCGCTTGAGTAGTCTGCAACTGCATACTCACCAACCCCATACTCAAAATAGCCTTGGGGTGGGATAAAGACGTTCTCTGACTGATAAGCACCTGAATAGTCAAAAGCCCACTTAATTGTCAAGAACTGGTTAGAACCGCCAATTACAACAGCAGTAATAGACTTAAGAATGGAAATCTGATTAGGGTTTCCTAAGTCGGCATTGTTGGTGTAGTACAGGAATCGATAAGTAGAAGCATCATCAAGATAACCATCATACTTACCAATGTAGCCGTTCTTTCCAATGTACAAGTCTCCATTACGCAACGATCTTAGTGAGGTTGGTGAAATATTATCCCACTTGGTTACACGGGAAGCACCATCTTGCAGAGATTGTTTGGTATCAAAGCAATAGACTTGCAAAGTAGCTGGCAGAACAAGCAGATAAAAAGCATTCTTCTCTGAATAAACAGATTTGACGTTTGCTAGTGTTTCTCCAGACAAGGAGGATTCCAAATCAAATCGAACATTCTTAGAAAGGTCTCGCAAAGGTGCAGACTTCTCTTGGATAGTCCTCATCAATGAACGAATACCTGAGTCTGACAAGAAAACAACATCAGTACCAATACTTTGTATGGTATCTCTAGCAATACACCCAATAGAACCTACTGTGTCTCTCAGAACGAGAGATGCTGGTGTAGAAGCACCAGAGTAAACAAGAATCTGCTTCTTGCCAAAGATAAATAAGAAATCATTGTGAGCTGCCAAGCCCATCACTTCATCAGCACCATTAGGCCACACACGGGAGACATCTAATGAGCCTGAAGTGCCACCACCCCATACATGACCTGCAATCAGATCAGAGAAGGTAACAGTTACTTTGTCTGTAGATGTATTAGCTACCCAAAGACGACCAAATGCTGAAATAGCAATGTTGGCTTGAGGAACTGTAGCTACATAACCAGACTTCTCAGACACTCTGCGATAAGTAGTTGTACTTACTGCGGGATCATAAATCAATGGATCGTGACCAGTTTGAAAGAAGTATGCAATGCCATTCAAGGATGCACATTGCCAGTTAGATGCCGTGATAGTAGGGGCAGAACCACCACCACCATAGGTCAACTCAGTCACCGCATTAGAAGTACCGAGCTTGAATATCTTGTTGTTGCCAGCAAAAAGAACTGTCAAAGTCCCATCATTCTGGACTAATTCATGGATGACACCAACATCGTTAGCGCCAAGGTTTCCAGAGGAAGAGTTAACCCTTGACCAACCCTTTCTAGCACCAATACGACCATACTGATCCAAGATCACGTTTGTCGCAACCAAGGCAAAGCCAGCCCCTAGATCAAGGGGAGAATCTTCAGTATTCAGGCCATAGAAGCCTGGCGCTGAGAGACTGTAACTTTGAAGTGCTGATGCCATTAGACCGCCACAAAGTTGTCTTCAGGATAACGAGTGGACTCCAATGCAATTGCATCAGAGAGCATTCCTCTAAACAAGGCATAAGCCTCATTAGAGTTTGTTCCACCATCTTCACCACGCTCAATCAAAGCACGAGCATACGCACTCTGAGTCACCAAGTAGTCCAAGACCTTGACAGATGTGCCATCAGCAGACAAAGCCGCTTGTGGAATAGTCAGGTCAAACAACAAAGTAAAAGCACCAGAAGGAACTGGAAACAGGTCTACTTTGGTGTCTCCACTACCATCTACACCGCTAAAGCAGAACTCTGAAGGAATAGACTGTGAAGGCGCAGCAAGGTTTAGTTTGCGGTTCATGTCCACAAACTCAATATTGCGAAGACCAATCAAACTGGTTGTGTTCAAAGCATCGTTGACACGGAACTTCTGTCCTGCACCTGTCAAAGCATAAGAACTTGTACCACTAGTAGTCGTTACTGTGATTGTTTGAGTAAGGCAATTCCAGTTGTAGGAGTCTTCAATCTGTCTTTTAGCATCATTGACAAACTTGCCAATCAAAGAAGAATAGGCTGTTTCGGCAACAGTTTCTACTGTGCTTTCACGCAAGCGAACCAACACATCGTTAACAAGTTCTAAGTAGGTCATGTTCGTTGCGCTCCTGAAACTTCAAATGTTGCAATAAAACTAAATGTACTTGCACTTTGAGTAGTAATCTGAATCCTATCGCCTTCTTCCAATACGATATAAGCATTGCCATCAAACTGAAGATATGTTTTGGCAGTAAAGTCGTAATTAGTAAGTATGTCTAAGGTGGTAGCTGTACTTGCGTCATACCATTGGACTGTGATGTGCTTTGTCGATCCACCCGTATTGTGGATATACATGACAGTAAATTTGGCGTAGTAACCCGTAGGTACTGTGTAAACAGTAGTCAGCGTATTTGCTGTAGGGCTAATTCCGACTGAGGTTGGCCTCATTTACTATTCCTCTTAGAGATCGCTTTAGCCTTGGCTTTAGCGTCTTCCTTGGACGTTGCGCCCCAAGCTCTAAGAGATAATAGGAGTCGGGTAGGCTTCCCATCTTTCATCTCAGCGCCAGGCATATTGCCCATTCGTGCTAAAAAGGATGCCCTACGAGGGTTATCTCCCGACTTTACTGGTGGTTTTAAATTGCCACCCGTTTCTGCATTATACGATGCTCTTCCCTTGGCATTCAAGCCCCCCTTGGGGTTTTTTCCTTCTTTTGTTTGCCAAGCAGGAGATTTCATTTCTTCTTTGCGGTCTTAGCCGCAGCCTTAAATGCCGCCTCAGTAGGAGCGCCTTTAGAGCCAACCTTACGCATCTTTTCCTTAGAACCTGCTTTGATGCGTTCTTGTTTGGCATTGATGTTAGCGTATAGACCTTGTTTCATTTCTTCTTCCTTGACATACCTGCTTCGGATAAAGCAATAGCAATAGCTTGTTTAGGCTTCTTGACCACAGGGCCACCTTTGCCAGAGTGAAGCGTTCCCGCCTTAAACTCTTTGTAGACCTTAGAGATTTTTGCTTCTGCTTTGGTCTTTTTCATATCAGTACATGATCTTGGCTGTGATTGTTCCAGTTACATAAACTGTGCAATTGGCTCTTAGATACTTAGGCGCATTTGCCACAGTAATAATGCCATCACCAGTTAAGGCTGTACCAATCGTTGAGTATGTTGTGCCATCCAGACTGCCTTGCAAAGCAACAGTAGCACTCGTGATGCCTGAAACTTGAAGGAATGCGGGTTGACCAGCATCCGCTTGAACTGCTGTGGATGCGCCTGTGGCAGTAACAGCACTAAGGAGAGTAACGGGAGCAGTTAAAGATGACATTATTTACCTCTTCCAGACTTCTTCATCATGTTAGTAGCGGTACGACCACCACGGGTAGGCATAGCTTTAGGCTTGCCAATAGCAATCATTACAGTAACGGGCATAGATTTCTTCTTTCCATACTCTTTGGCTTCTTTTTCGCCTTTTTCTGTGTATGGGAATTTCTTGTTTCCAACTTGAGGCATATAAATCCTTATCGAACTAGCTTGGTTGCAATGAAAGAAATGATACCGCCCACAATAGAGGCGATAGCCATTCCAACGAAAAAGCCACCTTTAGACTTGTTAGCCATTTCTAAAAGCGTTTTAATATCTTGGCGAAGTGCATGGACTTCGTTCTGTAAAGCCTCAACTTGGGCTTCCAACTTGCCAAATTCTCTTGGATCAATTTCCGACATTTGAAACCTCTTTTTTTGGTCTGCCCAACTTAGGTTTATCTTCGTCTTTCTTTGGAGTTTCCTCAACAAGAACGTATCCTTGATGACCTTTCATGCTATCAATATCATGCTGATAGGTGAAAGTTACTGTGTTTCCCGACTGTAAACAACGAAAAGTAGCCATAAAAACTCCAAAAAAAGGGGGGTATTAGCCCCCTTTAATTAAACTGCACGAGCCACAATAAGGTTCAATGTAGTTGATGCCAAGTCTACAGAACTGCCTGTAGGGTTGTAAGTCACGATAGTAACTGTGTCAGCGGCTGAAACATAGGCTCTACGAACCAAACCTGCCTCAGAAACTCCAATTGCCATACCGATAACCATGTCGCCTAATTTTACGCCTGGTACTGTAACTGTATCTGTAGCGGTAGATACAGTAGATACTGATGCGCTATCAAGAGTACAGGTAACGTCCCAAGTGTCTGTAAATAGACCACGGAACTGGTCATTTCCCCTGCGGGAAGTAACTGCTGTTGCTGCTGCCATAATAAATCTCCTTGAAGTAAAAAATCCCCCCACCGATTAAGGCGAGGGGAAAAGGCAACTATTAGGCTGGAACTGCTAACGCAAATGCGCTAGAAGACAAAGCTGCACCAACAGTAGCGGCTGTACGCATTGCTTTCACACCATAAAGTGTGTCAGATGTGAACAAAGTAGCCAAGTAGTCTTGTTTGTACTGAGTCTGTGAGCGAATGCCCATTTGCTCAACCAAGACCATAGCGTCCTTGTGACCCATCAAGCAGATACGATCTGTTGTAGAGTTACCAGCAGCAGTATCAGCATTGCTAGATGTGAACACGGGGATACCATACAGTTGACCGATTTCACCATTGCGGATTGCATTACCATTACCCACAAAAGCCTGTTCAGTATAACGGGCAAGACCCATCAACGTGTTGCGGCTTGAAGGAGGAATGATGAAGAAGCGACCATCCATAGGAGTGTCGTTGTCATCCAAACGCTGAATCGTACGACGAATAGCGGCATCAGTCAAAGCAGAAGCATTGGATGTAGAACTGTTATAAACAGTAGTGCCATCACCGCCAACGAAAGCCTTGGTAGAAGCCGCAGCAGTTGCATAGTCGTTAGTACCGACAGTAGCACCATTGAATGCACGACCCAATTGGATCAAGCTAGTGTCTACTTGACGAGCCAGAGCGTAACCAGCATCAGCAGTATAGAACTGACGCAAGCTGTTCAAGGCTTGTGCTTCAACGATGTCCTCAATGAAACGTGAGTATTCAAAGTGTTGGTTAATGTTAACCAGAACTTCTGTCTCAGTATCGGCAATCAGAGTAACGGCAGTAGATGCCGCTTTCGCTGTAGCGTTACCACGGGTAGGTGAAGGAATGTGTACTACATCACCCTTCTTACCCTTGAAGTTCATCTTCATTACGAGGTTTGCCATAACAAGATTTTTCTTGTATGAGGCTACGATTTCATCTGACCAGATTTCTGGGATGAACTTGTCTGCGGTGGTTACTGTAACCGCTGGTGTTGGATATGCCATGATTAAATCTCCTAAAGTTTAACGAACCCGACCCTCTTGATAGGCTTGCATGATTTCTTCACTTAAAGCGTCATATCGATTTGGGTCTTGCATTTTGAGCCGAATAAGGTCTGCCCTTCGGTATACCTTCTTTGATGATTCACCAGAACCACCTACATCTACACCTACTGCTTTTAAGTTCTGTTTGCGAGTTACCTCGCCCTCATCACTTACTTGCTTCTGTTTAACAGAACGTAGTTGTTTATAGGTCGATAGCAATTCATTGGCAGAGTCAAAATCATATCCAGAATTGGCTTGCTCAAAGATTTTAATGCGAACAGGGCTAGACTTCACCCAATTTGCAAAATCCTGATCTCTGGCGATTTCACCAAAGTCAGGATGTTCTTGCGCCAACCTCTGCTGAATTTGTGCCTTTTTCATCTCTAGCGTTACTTGTCGTGCCGCTTGGATGTCAGGATGATTATCAACTGTCCTCTGAATTGCCTTCTGTGGATTCTCAAAGAAATCTACTTCAGGCTCTTCCTGTCTAGTTTGTTGCTGTCGTGAACCAAGGTTCTGTTTGATGAGTTCATCGGCTAACTTTCTGACCTCGCCTACTTCCTGTGCTTGCTTTCCAATTAGCTTTTCAGCCTCTTGGTGCATCTTCACAATCTCGTCTAAACTTTTTTCCCTGTATTTTTCAGGAAGTTCAGGCTTTTGCTCGATCTTCTGCTCTTCGATCTGTAACTCACCCAACTCTTCTTTGTCATCATCAACTAACATACTTTTTCCTTTTCCTGCCGTCAATCGGTTGTAGGAGATTCAACTCGGCATAATTGCTTATGAGTTGAGTTTGCGCTCAGACTTTAACTTGTCGTTATGGCTTTTATCAAACTTGGCGTGAGCCGTTGGGAATGAACCAGACCATCCTTCAAGCCTAAAATAAGGCGCAGATAAAGTGCGATGAGATTCCTCACCACACTCACACATAAAACTCGCTGTCTCATAAACAACAAGTCTCGAAGTTTTATGCCCATTTACACAGGCAAATTCATACATTCTTCTCATTTAAGTCCTCAAATGCTCTTTCGCTGACTTGTTTCAAGTTTTTCAGCCAAATAAGTATAGATAACTCACCTTTTCTGAATTGTAGACTTTTTTCATCTGCAATTGTTGAAATATTATTCAAAGGTTCTATCATTTTGTCAACATCTTCCATCAATTCTATCCAACCTTGTGTGGACATCATTGAGAAGCGTTCCTCATAGTACTTCTGAAGTTCCTGATTCATGCTCTAGTCATCTGTTTTTCAACAATCTTGGCCTTGTTCTGAATATCAGCTTCTTTAAGCATCAATTCAGCAACTTTGACACGCTTATCAAACTCTTTTGAAGCCAAAGCATCGTCAGTAGGGAGGTTCTTGGTGTTAGCCGCCATGCTCTTAGCTTGCAACTCAATAGGCATCAATTGCGCCTCTGTTAACAACTTCTGAGCCTCTGCCTTATTCTGCTCTGCTTGTGTAGTTTGGACAGCAATCTGAGCCTGTGCCAGTTGCATAGCCAATTGTTGTTGCATCTGAGCCGCTTGTTGAGCTTGTGGATCAGCAACAGCCATCTTGTCGAGCATCTCAATCAACTCAAATCTGTTTGACAGAGAAGAATTAGCCATGATGCCCTTCAAAATGATAGGCAAAACAGGTGTATTCGGGCCAAGAGTCTGTAGTAGGGCAATGAACTGTTGTTGCTCATGCTCTCTAGCGATGATTCCAAGCGCTGCCGTAGGAATGAACTTCATGTCCACAGTAGGATAACGCTCGGGGTCAAACTGCATATAGCGATAGGCGGCTTTGGTGATGAAGGGGATCATGAAATCCTCTTGGAAGTTCACCAAGGTACGCTTGTATTTCTTGATAATCGAAGCAGTAGCCATCGAAATACCACCCTGACCAGCATCTCTGGAGACAGCAGTAATCATTCCCTGAGAGTCAAGAGTTCCTGTTGCCATCAAAAGCATACGTTCAAACTCTTTGGCAGTCGTCAGGTTAGAACCATCAGTATTGCCGAACTTGAACGGGAACAGAATCTCATTGGGATTGCCGTTTGTCAGGATAGCTTTACCTGGCTTTACTTCAAACTTAGCACCACGGGGGAGGCGAGTGGCATCCATAGCCATCATTGGGCTAGTTGTCAGGGCTAGTGAATCTAAGTGTGAACGCACTTGGGCATCTATAGCCTTTTGTGAGTTGTAAGCCTTCTCAACAGTACCACGACCCAATAAGCGATTAGGAACTGTATCGTCCTGATAAGCAAGGATTGGGCGGTCTTTCATCATGTATGGATTGGCTTCTGCTTTGAGAAGCGTTCCATCATTGGCAATCACCACGATTGCTTCGACCAAATCGGAATACTCATCTTGGATGGTGTCTTCAGGGAAGAAATCCTCTACTTCACCATCTTCGTTTTCCAACTGCTCTAGGTACTCACGGGGGACTAATCCATAGTAAGTAAGAAGTTTTACTTTGTCATCTTCGTACTGAGTAACTTCTTGGGTAGGCTCTAAGTCTGTATCCATCGAGTCAGTACCGACCTTTACCTTGCGGTAGATGCCTTCTTCTTGACCTTTGACTATCTTATGGATGGAGACATACTTCTCAATAGCCACACCCATACAGTCATCAATAGATGTTCCATTGGGGTCAAACAAAAAGTTACGGGGGTTAACAGGAACAATCTTGACTGCGATGCGGTCTCTTTCCTCTACACCAATAGCAGCTTGTCCCATCTGACCAGGTATTGCCTGAGTAGCGGGAACAAAGACTTTCTCTGTTTTGACAACAATCTCACCGATGCCCGTACCATAAATCTCAGCAAGTAACTCAATCTGGTCAATAGACTTGCGAATCTTGTCTACTTTGAAGTCTTCCATGAGTTGAGCCTTGATAGCTTCAACATCTAGGGGGCTACCATTGACATCACGAATATCGTCTTGGATGTCAAAGAACTCACCCTGACCAAAGATGGCTTCCATGATCTCAGCATGGCGTGTCTCTACGGCTTGTTGGGTAGCGGGGGTAACTATTCGGCTTCTCTCGGAGTCACGGGTTTTGTCTTGGGCATCCCACTCACCATTAAAGATACGCTCGTACTCTAGCCAATCATCAAGACAGTTAACATCTCTCCAATCCCTCCAACGATCACAATGGTTAACAACAAAGTTAACTATTTCCTTGTCGGACTCGGTTGGTTCTTGATATTCCATCTTATACCCCACTAATAATATCTACTGGTTGCCAATCCTCGGAGTCATCTTCTTCCATATACGAAGTGACTGCAAGTTGGTCAATGTAACTAAGGGAGTCAGGCAAGTCATCGTGAACCCCTTGTGCAGGGAACAGGATTAACTGGTCTACAAACTCATCCCAATCTTCTTCCGAATTTAACACAATTCTGCCATGCT